TTTAATATAATTTTTAAGCGGCATTTATGTTCAATTTTAATATTAATACGCAAAAGGGAATCCTATTATAAACATAAAAAAACTACCAAAGCATACAAGAAAAACTAAAAAGGTGCAAAAACAACTAACAGTTTTATAAATAAATTTATTACACGAAACATGAATACTAACAATATTTTCATTTTCTCTCTCCATAGGCCGACCCATTACTTCTATACAAACCAATTTTGCTACAGGAATATGTTGTTCACTCAATGGGTTTTCAACATCCATTATTTATAAATGCGCGCGTTATAATTGATAATTAATTACTTTTATATTTCATTGAGAGAATTTATTAAATATTCATAATCAGGAGTCTCATCAAATTTCAAATTTTCACAATAATGTATATATTTTATTAGTTCTTCTGGCGTGTTACACCATTGTAAAATTAACTGTTTTTGTCTTTTGATATCTTTTATTTCTCTCTTTGTTTGCCAAGGAAGACCACCATTTATAAGATATAATATGATATAAGCAACTGAAATTAAATCATCCCTCCTACTCGGCTCTATACCATTATGCACATTCATACTTACAAAATTTGGAGTTCCTATTATTGTCTTTCCTGTTTTCATCTCTATGTGATTGTTATTGCTATCTAAATATTTACGACATAACCCAAAATCTATAATATAAACATCAGTTCCATCTTGATTAAAGACAAAATTATCTGGTTTTATATCTCTGTGAATTAACCCCCGGTCATGTATATACCCTAAGATTCTAACTAGTTTTTTGCCTATAGAGAAAGAATCAAAGAGAGAAAAAGTTTTAGAAACCAACGAATTCCCAAAAAGTGGAAGAACCATATAATTGTATTCCTCTGTTGTTCCATACCATTTAACTTGAGGAATTCCTTGAGCCTTCCCAAGATATTGATATATTTGCGTTTCTCTCTTCAACATATTTGAATCATTCATTTTTGATTCTATTTTTATGGCAACTAGTTCTTTGGTTCGCATATTTTCACCCTTATATATTGCACCAAATTCTCCATTATTTATTTTTTCTATTAATCTATACTTATTCGCAATTAACATTTATTACTAATACTATTATGGTAAGTTCTTTTTAATATATAGCAAACAACATAAACATAACGCTACATAATATATTAACTGATATGGTTAAATTTTGCGCAGAGACATACCCAGCGGGAAAAGAAGAGAAATACGCCGAATATTTTGAAAAATACTCATTCCCTCTTAGTACTTTTCAAAAGTTTGCAATTGAGGCAATTGTTGAAGGGCATCACTCACTTAGTTGTGTTCCAACGGGGTCGGGAAAAACCATGCCCGCAATTTTTGCAATTGATTTCTTTACTAGTAAAAAGAAGAAGGTTATTTATACTAGTCCTATTAAGGCCCTATCAAATCAAAAGTACTATGAGTTTACGCAAAAGTTTCCTGGAATTAGCATTGGGCTACTGACCGGAGATATTAAAATTAATCCTGAGGCTGATGTCCTTATCATGACAGCAGAGATTCTGCAGAATACTCTATATAGAAAGAAGCAGAAGGATGTTCCAAATATGCCTAACTCCAATTCCTTGTTGATGTTTGATATGGATTTTGATAATGAACTCGGTTGCGTAATTCAAGATGAGATTCATATGATTAATGATTCTGAACGCGGACATGTATGGGAAAGTATTATTTTGCTTCTACCACAGCATATTCAGATGGTTATGCTTTCGGCGACTTTGGATAGACCGGAGAAGTTTGCGCTTTGGATTGAAACTCGTGGAAATTCTGCGGAGATGACCGAATGCCAAAAACAAGTCTACTTAGCAACATCTAATTTCAGACATGTCCCCTTAACGCACTATAGTTTTATTACAACTAATAATGGAATATTTAAAGCCATAAAGAAGGATAAAGAACTAGAAAAGGAAATTAGAGATACAACCGATAAACTAATTGTTATTCAAAGTCCCACAGGAGAGTTTAATGAGCCAAATTACCATAAGGTAAAAAAGATGCTCACTTTATTTGAGCAAAAACAGGTCTTTGTTAAACGTTCTCATGTTCTGAATCAACTTTGCAAACATATGGTTGAAAATAATATGCTTCCAGCGGTCTGTTTTATTTTATCCAGGAAACAAATAGAAGTGGCAGCACACGAAATTACGGTTCCTTTGTTAGAAGACGACTCAAAGGTCGGCTACATTGTTCGCAGAGAGTGTGAGCAAATTTTGCGTTCAAAGTTGCCAAACTATCAAGAATATCTAGAACTACCGGAGTATTTATCTGTCGTAGGACTACTTGAAAAAGGAATAGCAATTCATCATAGTGGAGTTATGCCAATTTTGCGTGAGATTGTTGAGATTCTCTTTGAAAAGGGTTACATCAAATTTCTATTTGCAACAGAGACATTTAGTGTCGGGTTAAATATGCCGATTAAAACCGCAATATTTACTGATGTTAAGAAGTTTGATGGTTCTGGTATGCGCATGTTACATCCACATGAATTTGTCCAAGCATCCGGAAGAGCCGGTAGAAGAGGGATTGATACCGTTGGGCATGTTATTCATCTATCTAACCTTTTTAAGAACGTAGACTTGACCGAATATAGAACAATGATGCACGGTAAACCTCAGACACTTATTAGCAAATTTAAGATTTCATATAACCTGTTGTTAAATCTAATTAATATTGGAGACCATGATTACTTGAAGTTTTGTAAGAGGTCTATGATTCAAGATGACATAGATGCTAGTCTAGGCACTATTTATAATAAAATGGCAAACTTGGAATCAGAAATTGATACTATGTCACAGAGTCTAGATCATCTAAGGACACCACTTATTGAGGTTGAAAAATATTTGAATATGCTAGATGCCAGAAAAACGTTAGTCAATAAGAAAAAGAAGGATATTGAGCGAGAAATACAGACCAGCATTAATGTATTTAAATTTATAGAAAACGATAAAGGTAGTGTTATTCGGTATCGTGAAAAAATGGCTGAACTTACAAATATGAGAAAACAATTTAAAGAAACAGAATCATTTCTAAACGAAAGTGTTAAAATTATCCTTAAAAAGATGGAATCTGATGGCTTTATTAAAAAAGAAGAGGGGTTAAATACTCTTACTTCAGTCGGTTTTATGGCCACTCACTTGCGAGAAGTTCATTGTCTTGTATTTTCAAAGTTAATTGAAAAGGACTTATTAGATGCTCTTGATGCAAGACAAATTGTGGCGGTCTTTAGTTGTTTTACAAACGTCAACGTAAGTGATGAACATAAGTCGTTTAAACCAAATACGTCGGATATGGTTGTAAAGAATCTTATTGAAGAAGTTACTATACTATATAATCACTATCAGGATTTTGAAACTGAAAATAACACGTTTACTGGTGTTGATTATAATATTCATTATGACTTGATTGATGCTGTATTGGCTTGGTGTGATTGCGAATCTGCTCCAGAGTGTAAATTAGTCCTTCAGAATCTAGAACAAAATAAGGGCGTGTTTTTGGGCGAGTTTGTAAAGGCTATTACAAAGATTAATAATATTTCAGGCGAAATGGAAAAAATAGCAGAAAGTATTGGAAACATATCACTCCTTAGTAAATTAAGAGACGTACAGCGTCTAACATTGAAATACGTTGCAACAAACCAATCTCTTTATGTTTAAGTCATAAAACAACTCTTCAGTTTTTGAATATTTTTTAACACAGTTTCGGTAATAACATCGTTCTCTCTATATTTATTATAATCATTGTAATCCATAACAAAAACTCTATATAAATTATGTATCTGGGGGACTTGAGACTGGTCAACAAAGTAATCGGGGTTATTATCTATAAAGTCCACAACCTTATACCAATCAGTATTTTTCAACGTCAAATACTTATTGCGCTCTATATTTGTAGCAAATATTTTATAAATGTTAGTTTTTTTCTTAGATACCATACTATAAAACGACATATCTTCAGAAGGTTGAATTGAATGGGTTACATATAAAGTATTCTCAATCTTCTGAAATAAGTCTGCTAAGGTTGCATCCTTTGGAATAGATATGCATTGACTGCTATTATCAGTAATAATTTGAAATAGAATAATATTTCTATTCTGTTTCAAATGTGGTTGCTTCTTTGAAAACATCCTCGGCTGGCCTTTTGTGGCGAGGTTCTTTAAGTTGTTTTACTAAATCAATTTTTATGGTAACACCCAAAATAATTATGTAACGGTTATTACGATATTCAATGTTGTAACAGAAATTATTATTGTATATTTGATTTTTCAGTAAGGGCGAGTTTTCGAAGTCCAAAAGTGTTCGAGATTTTCAATTTTGGACATTTTTTTTGTCCAAAAATCGAAAAGGGGAAGTATTTCTTGGAAAATACCCCGAAATTTTCCATTTGTGAGCATTATGGTCTGAGACACAAAAAAAATCATTGAAAAAGTGTTACGATAATTTTTTTTGTTTTTTAAAAAATTGGCTTAAAAATTTTCTATAAGTATGTATAATTAGGAAAAATGCCAAATTGGGAAATTGTAGATAGTGCCGATAAATACTATTGTTCGCATTGCGACTTTAAATGCAGTAAAGGAAGTAATTTCAATACTCATTTACTTACACGAAAACATCAAATACTAACAAATCCGAACAAAAAAATGCCGAAAAATGCCCCAGCACAATATGAGTGCGTATGCGGGCGAAAGTATAAACATTTATCCAGTCTGTGTAATCATAAAAAACTATGTGACGTATTATTAAACGATTCAAACGACCTACCAGAAATTATGGGAAAAATACATCACGAAGAAATTATCAAAGAACTTATGAAACAAAACGCCGAATTTAAGTCTATGTTACTTGAGCAGAATAATAAACTCATTGAATTAGCAAAGGAAGGTAAACATGTTACAAACAACACAACTAATAATACTACAAATAACAACTTTAATTTAAACTTATTTCTCAATGAGAAATGCAAAGATGCGCTAAATATAATGGATTTTATAAACCAACTTCAACTTAAACTATCTGATTTAGACATGGTTGGTAGAGTTGGCTATTCTGAAGGCATATCAAAAATATTTATTCGTGGATTGAAGGAATTAGATATTTGTAAACGCCCAATACATTGTAGTGATTTAAAGAGAGAAACCCTATATGTAAAAGATAAGGATGCTTGGGAAAAGGACAATGATGATAAAACTAAATTAAAATTAGCAATTAAACATATTAGTGCAAAAAACGTTAAGAATATATCCGCTTGGATAGAAGAACATCCTGAGTCAGAAAATATAGACACAAAAAAACATATGGAATATCATAATATAATAATAAACGCAACGGGTGGTTTAACAAACGAAGAAGATGAAAAGAATTATAATAAAATAATCAGAAATGTTGCGCAGGAAGTTGTTATTGATAAAAATTTGACCTAACACTAATTCGCCGAAAGATTATTAATATTTTTGCGTTTTTTATTTAGTTATAATTTATACTATAAAATATATCAAATAAAAGTATGTCAAAGACACTTGTAATAGTTTTAAGCGAAACTAGAGCACATGAATTAACTTTTGATAATTTTAAACAAAACGTTATAGATGAATTAAATGCGGATTTATGTTTATGTATTGGCGTAAAATCCGACTATGATTATAATAATCCTTTTTATAATTTAGCAAAATACAAATTTACTTACGATGAACCAGACGACTTTGCTGATGCATTTGATTATGCGTACAATATAATATCTCAAAATAAACCCAAGTATGAGTGTCTAAAAAATGTTAACGCATTGTATGGAAAAATATCAAGCCCGTTACAATCCGTAGAAAATATTAATTATTACGGAATGGTGAATAGTGACTATGATATAAATTTTAATGATTTTAATGAGGATGATGAAATAATCGTACATACCAATAAATTTCCTGATGATGTGTGGAAAAACCGGGTTTATGGTATAAAAAATAGCAATAACGATGATTTAGTTAACCAGGAACGCGTGGTTACTTATAAAAAACCGTTATATTGGCGCGAATTTCTAAAAATTAAAAACCAATTTTTAGGAGGAATAAAAGACCCAGATAATCAGCATGATGGTTCTGCCGGAATATTAATCTTTTTTAGATGGTTTTTATTAAAATCTCTTATTGATAATGATTTAATAAACAAATATGACAGATTTGTTATTACCCGAAGCGATTATATATATCAATTACCTCATCCAAAATTAGACATTATGCCTGAAAATTTTATATGGATACCTAATTGTCAAGGTTGGGGTGGGTATACCGACCGGCACGCTGTTTTATGCAAAAATACTATTGAACCATATTTAAATATATTAAATAATCTTGTTCTTAGGTCAAATGATTTTTTTATGAAAATGAAGAATTATTATGAATGGAATTTAGAAAAATTAATAAAACTGAATATACAACAAAATAACGTTTTGCATATTGTAAAAGAATTTCCATATGTTATGTACACAGTAAGAAATGTTAACGGTCCAAGCAGTTGGGTTTATGGACTAGGCGAATATTCTAATGAGTTAGGTTATTATATAAAATACATGGAAGAATACGAAAAATCTAGTTATTATAAAAATGAATTTGAAAATTCGGGGTTACAAATTGACGATTATTATAAAAAATGCATATCTCAATAGTTTTATCGTTTGATAATTACATAATAATTACATAATATTATACGGGGTTTCGTATTATATTATATTGTATTATACATTTTATTGCTATTGCTAAGTATTACCTGCGTCATTTGACAAGATGAATTCTAATCTTCTTCTTAAAACGCTCTTCATCGTGGAATAAGAACAATTTATAGTCACATATTGCATAATTTTCTATATTTTCTCTGAACGTAACTCGTGATGCCATCTTTAATTCGGGTAAGTAAACAACGTATTGAAATAGACCATCATTTCGGATGATCTTGTCAAACGCATAACCTTTATATGTTTTATCCATAACTTCCGGTGAAGTAGAACACATATGAAGTAAATTACAATCATTCTGTATTTTGCGAATAGACCGCATTGTCGTATTAATATAATCTAATTCGTCAAGCCATTTCTGATAGAATATCCACGCATTATCAGACAATTTAATAATCCCAGTATTTTGTTGAAATTGAATAATATTCAACAAATCTACTAATCGTCTTATAGGAGATGTTATATGCACATATGCTTCCATATCAAGTAAATCATGCGATATCGTTTGCCCATCCTCTAGGCAACTAGCATCTATATATTGTCCGGCAGCACTATTCCATATTTTAATAAATTTACTAACATCCTCAGGCACATTTTCTGGAGGTAAATAATCTCGTTTCATAATTGTAGACCTAAAAATCCCATTTTTTTTCATCATGAGTTCTCTTGCAACGTTATAATTCATTAGAATCATTAGATAACAAACCATCTCATGGCTATTTCGGACATTATTAATATACTTATACTTCTTTGAAATCCGCTGTGTTAATTCTAAAACTTTGTTATAATTATTGTCTTCCATTAATTTGGGCTCCTCATAACAATAATTTTTATATACTCGTATTTTACTATTAGAGTATTTAATATCAACAATCGTATCAGAATCAATGAATATATCCATTACAAACGCAATACGAGTATTATTAGATTGAAGACTACACAAGCAATCTGAAAGAATAGTTGGAAGCATTGGACGCTTTCTATCCGGCAGATAAATTGTTGATATCCTTCTAGAAAATGTATCCCATAAGTTGAGGACATCCATCCATATTGTTACGTTTGAAATGTATATACTTAACTGCTGTATACCATTATCACTCGTACGAATACTGAACGCATCATCATAATCAAAACTATTCGGTGGGTCAATCGTAAAAATCTGCCACATACTTTTGTCTGTTCTGTCAACAATTTCTGGGTGATTTTTACTAATATTTTCTATAAACGCATCGTGCGAATGGTTCTTTAATGCTTTTGACGTGTTTTTAGTAAAGTTCTGAATAGACGCATTTAGACTTTTGCAATAGAGTTGATATTCATAAAAATTATCTAGTATATCAACTTGCCCAATCATTTGTGATATAACGCCATGTGGGTGCTTTCCAGACCATTCAACATAGTTAAAAGTACAATAACAATCAACAAAAACCTTTGAAAATCCAATATTCTTCATTTCATACGTAATAAGAAAAGTGGGAAGTCTCCTATCATCTGGTATGCATTTATATAACAACTTACCATTATCTGCCCGGCCATATGTTTTACTTCCCTTTAAAACAAGCACCCCTGGTATATTTTTACTTAAACGTATACTTGAGTGCAAAATTTTCAATTCGGTTGTTTTAGTATCATAAGAAAATACGTCATTTGTAAATAGTTTATTTTCTGCTGGATTTAGTCCACTTATTTCAATGTCCTTTAAATCAGCCATGTTTATATATGTCCAGTCTGTATATTCCCTGTTATTTATATGAGCCTTACATACTGGGTGTGTCATGCGACAGTTGCGTTATATTATAATGTTGCGCAACCTTTAACCCTTTAATCATATATAATATATTCTTCTGGTTTATTCTTCAAGTATTTTTATATTATAACATTGAATTATTTATACTAGTTGTACTATCTGCTCCAGGAATTTCTTTATTATTTTCAGCGTTAGAAACTGCATCAACGAGAGAAGAAGTTTTGGAAGAACTATCTTCGGATTGTTCTTTATTATTAATGCTGTTGTCTCCGTTCTTATTATTTAACTCTTTAATATCACGCTTTTTAACAACTTCTCTCTTTACGTTTTGAAGTTGAAGTGCATGCATAGCAATGTGTGGAACAATGGCAGCATTATTCATATATGTTCTATATCTAAAACAAGAAATGCATGCTTCTTTTTCAAATTGAATACTATACCACCAATATGCTGGTATGTTAATTGTTTGACCAGGAGTTAATATAACATCTAGACATTTCATTTTATCAAAATCGGCGCTATATTGGGGCTGCACCTTCCAAGGATTAACTGGAGAACGGAATTCAAAGTTCTCGTAATCGCGCTCAGGATATAAGTATTTTGAACATTGTGGTGATGCTAACTTTATAACAGCCTTACCCTCTGTTATTAAAAAGAAATTCCTATAATTAATTTCATACCGAAATGGCGTATACGTTCCATTAGAACCAATCATTATATCATAATTGCAATTAGATACCATTGGTGGACGAATAAATGCATCATTATATTGCATGTGTTTTACTAAACCGGTCTCTTGTAAAAACTCTGTATTGTTTTCAGAGAAGTATGTAGATTTTTTATCCTCATCAAACAGTTTCGTTGCAGCATGTAATGGTATTGGCATATAAATCTCACTATTATAATCAATTTCATTTGCGCTCCTTATTTTAATTTCAAATGCGTTATAATTATTCGTCATATAAGTTTTGTTTATTGTTTGTAGAATTTTATCATTATCAAAATCAAAGATAACTGGCTGCCTTAAGTCGCATATTTCATCTAATTTATCTTTTGACGCTTGGTCTAATTCATATACTTCTAAATCGTTGCTAGTCTTTAGATGAAATTGAACATGAAGATAAATGAATAATACTATACAAAAAATAAAAAAGGCTATAAATATTTTCAACATAACTAATAAAAAATTAGACAAATTTTTTATTATTTATACTCACTAAGGGGAATCAAGGTTCCCCCCCCCCTAAGACACCTCTTATTATTTATAATCACTAAGGGAACCAAGGTTCCCCTAAGACCGCTCCTATTAAATTTAATTCCTACTCAATCTTTGGTGCAATAAAGAACATTACCGAACTATTATTCCCTAAATCATACTTTATCTTTAATGGCATTTCTCCACTAATTGATAACTCTATCTCTGCTGCTAGTTTTGTAGTAATACACATCTTATTTAAGTAACTAAGACTATATGATACATCAATAGTATCCCCTTCTGAAATTGAGAATTCAGATAAATCATCTATTGGAATATTAACAAGCATTTCTCCGCCATCCCCTTTAGAAATCATATCTATCTTTTCCTCGCTGCATTTTATATTAATTACGTCTCCAAAGGTTGTTAATTGTGAAATAATCTCGTTCATTTTTTTAGACCGAATAGAGAACTCTACGTCATAATCCACGGAAGGAATTTCTAGTAATTCTGATTCCATATCTATCAATGGTATCTTAAAATACTTATTAAATTCGCCCTTTGTGTTTGTTAAATCTATTTCCAGTGAATCTGTTTCGCCCTCATAATGAAGAAGCAACGAGTCGTGTTCTTGCATCATAGACAGGATACTATGTAAAATCTGCGAATTAATACAAACGTTCTTAAGGTCGTTATCAGATACCTCATATTTGTCAAACCAGTTATTATAAATTTTAGCATCAAATAAGCATACATGACTAGAGTCCATTCCGTGAATATATGCATGGTCTTCCAAGAAAATGATTGTTACATAGGATGATGCGGATTTTAATAGTTGAAACAAAGAAACAAATATCTCCTTTTTTGATTTTTCGGTTATGGAAAGATGCATTGGATATGGTTACTATAACTTAAAGTATTTAATACAGTTCAATTTTTATTCTTGTTTTACTAATTTATGATTTTATTATTGATTATTGATTATTGAAAACCTTTACTAACTTTATCTTC